CACGGAATCCCCCACGGAAGCCCCCACGGAATCCCCCACGGAATCCCCCACGGAAGCCCATTCCGCAACATGCAATTTTAGTTTTTCGTTTTCAATGCACCACAATTCCAGCAACAGCGGATTGACAGGATTGAACGCTTCTTTGACTTTCCATCCCGTTAGCTTTTGCTTCTTCCACGCTTTGAGTTCGGCGCGGCACTCGCGCTCGGCAGTTTTGGCCTCGTACCATTTTGGCACGTCGGTTTGGTCGAGTTTGTAAATCCACTGTTTGAGCGGCAGGGATAGGTTGTCATCGGGTGGCGCAATCTCGACGCGTACGATGTTCGGGCCGCCGATGCCATCGGCATTCAGCTTGAACTCGCGGATTATGTCCTCGTGCGAGTCCGATGTTTTTGACCAGTAGATGCGGTCCTTGGTCATTACGAATGATGCTGCTTTACACATGATGCGTTATCCTTTCCTGTTGTTACTTGCGTCCCTCACCGGGACGCGGGTCATCTCAATCTATTATACTGGATATCCCATCTTTTATAAAAACCTTGAAAACCTTGTCTGCTGTTTCTAACAGATTTTCTTCATGCGTCACAATAATGAACTGAATCCCTAACTTGACACTGATCTCTTTGATCATCCTTCCAGCCCTGTCCTGTAAGTCGGTGGATAAGAAGCGGAACGGCTCGTCCATTATCATTACCGTTCGGGGACGTGGTCGCTTTAGGCTCCATAGGGCAATTCGCAATGCAAACGCCGCCACATCCACGACCCCACCACCCACGCTATCCATCGGGCTGAGCAGGTTTCCATTCTCGTCCTGGAGCAGCAGGTCAGCCTCGGAGCGGTTGCGTCGGGTCTCAAACTTGAGCACCATCTTGTATGGGTTGGGGAACACGGCCTCCAGCGCGAGGGTAACGAGTTCGCTGATGTGAATCTCGAGCTGCTGCTGGGTGAGCTTCGCCACCTGCTGGATGATTTCAATGGCACGGGCGATGTCCTCCTGTTCCTGGGACAGGGTTGCCAATTGGGTGGTCGCGTCAGTTACCTGCTGTTGGAGTTGGTCACGGCGACCAGCTGATCGTTGGAGGGTAGAATGGATGGAGTCGAGTTCGTTCATAACAGTAGCCTCATAAAATGGTGCTGTCCCACAAAAACTCCAATGAAAAACCACGCTATCTGCATCAGAATAAAAGCGAGGAGTTCAACATTGTTCACGCGCCCATCTCCTTCTTGAGGACACAAAGTCCTTCCTCCACCTGCCGGCGAAGTTTCTCTGCCTGTTGCCGCATGGCCGTGATCTTCTTCTCCACGTCAGCTACCTTGTCAGACCCGAACTCGTCAGCCAACCGCTTCAACAGCGATTTCAGTTCACCTTCAATTGTGGCCTTCTCATTCTTGGCACTTTCAAGTTGCTTCTGCAAGCGCAAAAGCTCCTGGACTGTTTTGTCATTGTTGTTACTCATTTGATGTCTCCTCGTCTTTTTCGGTTATCCACATTCTGCAAGCTGGACATTCCCATTCAACAGCAGTGAAATCCTTCAGCCCAGCACTTCCTGGAAGCTTACCAAATCGCAATCCCGTGTGGGTGTTGCTGACCCCTTCGTAATTGCAGAAAGGGCAAATCAGCGGAGTAGCCAAAGGATATGGTTCCTCTTTCACCCTGCCACCGCCTTCCACGTGATAGACTTCACACCGTCCCGTTCCTTGTTCTTGGCAAAGTGCTTCTCCAGATTCTTCTCGAAAGAGAGCTTTTCTTCGTACTGGGCAGCAGAGCGCTGGATGTACGCTTCCATCCGTTTGTCACGTGCGGCCTTTTCTTTGCCAGGCCTTGTCGTTTCCTTCACCACACCTTGCTCGATGGGCAGGGGGATTCGGGTGACTGTTCCATCCTCCTTCCACCCGAACACGGCAGGCTCGAAGTCGGCCTGGTCGCTAGACATACGCATGAGGGAGCCGGGGTTGACAATCCACTTCCCTTCGCCATCCTTCACAGAAAATTGTTGGTGGTTATCCCCGACAAGAATAATGTTGTAGTCAGGATGGTCCTTTTGTACAGCATGGGTCGTTTCTGCGTCCGCTCCCGGCCACGGCTGGGTCTTCAAGCAAGTAAGCCGATGCCACATCAGGATTTTCACCCCTTCGTCCCCTTTCGGCGGGTTTTGGGCCTCTTCTCCGAACGCCCAGCCGTAAACAGCTTCAAGAACACCTCTGGAACGGTCGAGGCAGCGTCGTAATCCTCCAGTTAATATAAACACCACACCCGTCTCTTGGAGCGTTTGCAGACCCGTCTTGCCAAGTTCTTTGATGCTGTGCCCAACAATATCATGTTGCCCTGGGACGACGATTGTCCCTCTCGGCAAATACCGAGCCGCTAAACTGATCAACCACGGAGTCGGTTTCCAATAACCGTTCTTGTCATTTCCTGTGGTATCAAAGATGTCCCCAGCAACCAGAAGTGTGGCGCTGTTGTCCAAGACAAGATCGTGGATGAACTTCAACTTGCGTTCCTGAGCTGGGAAGTACTCGTCGCGCTCACGACAAGCCGGGCAGTCATCCCGAAGATGTAAATCGGCAGCAAAGATCAGTTTGAACTTCTGATCAGTGTGTACTTTTCTTTCTATTGTACGCTTCACGAATTTGTTCCTTTACCTTTTTAATGGCAAACTTCATTTCCCTTGGGGTCACTCTTCCGGAGAAACTTGCAGTTCCAATCATACCCATGTAGTGAGCCATGATAGTGGTGTATCCTGGTTTGGGATGATCATAAGCCACTTCTATGCGTTGGTTCTTTTTCATTTGCCTCCCCGTCCACACAATGGGCACTGTCCCTTAGTCTGTTCATGCCATTGTTTTTCTAAAGTGTCCGATTCATTGCCAGCAGTTTTCAGTCTCTTAGTGGTTTCTTGAATGCAAGAGACATAGTCCTCCATTCTGATAATGAATGTCTCCGCCTGTTTAAGTTGTCCGGCCATGTCCAGGAGCAGGTCGAGTTCAGCTTCTGCATCGGTGGGATCTTTGATCCGTTTCAGCCGGGTGTTTAATTCCTGGATTTCATCCAACCAGTTCTGCCCTGTTTCGGCATCCAGTTCCAACGCGCCTGCTTGAATCACCAACTTGTTCAACTGCTGAACATAAGCAAGATGGCCCTCTACTTCCATGTAAGAAGACAAGGCCTCTTCCTGATCAGTGATGGAACAGACAAGATGGTCTCCATCCGCCACCATCCCTTCCAACAGGCCTGCTTTCCTTTCCATCTCTTTCAACTGTACCACTTTCGCCAGCTGATTGTCAAGTTCTCGAAACTCGTACAGATCAATTTCCAACCTTTGCTTCTGTTGGACACATTCGGTTAGCTTCGCTCGGTTGTCCCGAGCCATCCGGTTGATGTTCACCAGCGTGGAGTCGATCTTGTCGAGGTCAGCCACCTCGTTCAGCGTGCGTGCCACGTCGCCGGGGCTGGCCGACAGGAGGAAGGGCGGATCCATTTGAGATTGCCAGGATAATTCTGAGATGTTCAACGTCTGCGTGACGGCCTCGGGAACACCAGTACCGATGGCGGACCAGTCCTGCCTGTCCTTCCCTTTTATTAGTGAGTAGGAACCGGGTTCGTGCATTATGCTGACGCCATCGTCGAGCAAAACTTCTACAGTCGTTTCCTTCTTGCTCCCCCACGACACAAACCCGTCTCCGAGGGGGCGGTTCAAAACCAACCACTTCAGTGCCCGGACAGCCCCAGATTTGCCACTATCGGACTGCCCGACCAGCAAATTCACGCCGGGATCGAGGTCAAGGACAGTATCCCTATGGCTTTGGAAGTCTTGGATTCTTAAGGATTTGATCATTCTGCAACCTCGTGATAAATGAGTCTGCCTACTTTATCGTAATCACCGTCCCACCGAAACTTGCGGATTGGTACCAGGGATTCATTCGGCTCAAATCCTGCAAATGTGAAAACTTTCATTAGTGGTGTGGGTATTGGAATATAAAGTTCCTGACCATTCCAGAAATGTGGCATATCCAAGACTCGTTCACATCCACAGTGGGTTATCAGTAAGGCTGTCATAGCCGTTCCCTCCGAGCCCACTCTGCCATGAGCAAACCGTCTGCATCTCCCCTTCTGTTGATCGTCCCAGACAAGTTCGGCCATAGGCGGCGTCCGATGTCCCAACTGGCCTTCTTCAACTGATCTCCTTTAAGGCCGCTTGGCAACATCACTTTCTGCCACTGTTTGCTGTCCACATATTGCAATGGAAGTTTGAAGGCCTCCAGAACGATCAAGGTAGCCTCCAAAGCACGGAGGGCTGAGGCGGTTGCCTGAAAACGTCCGGGATTTACCATGGGTCTCTCAAAGAATACTTTCACCACCGACTTCGACCCGTCAACCGGGCTGGCGCCGAGGGGCAGGTTGGTGCAGAACAGTTCCCGAAGCATCTTCCAGTCAATGCGCGTCACGTGGCGACTTTTCTTGGTGTAAGACAGTTCGCTCTTTGTGGGCATCAACAGCATAGACGCAAAGCCCTGACGGACAATGCCAATGGAACCGGTGACACCATTATCAATTCCGCAGTAGGTGATTTCATTCATGATATGAGTAGCCCTTTTATTAACAGAACAATTACAAACACTGTCATGGATACAAGCAAGGTTCCAGTCAACCAAAGTTTTCCAGGAGACGTCTTGTGTGTTCTTGCGGCATTGTCCATTCCTGGAATAAAGAAAACGGATATTCCGGAAAGTATAAAGCACAATACAAACAATTTTAAGTTCCACATATGGTTCTCCTATTTGAATATCCCTCGGCAGAAGGTTCTCCACCGCTCTGCCTGTTTGTCAGAAGTAAAAGATGAGAAGCCGAGGTCACTAAAAATCTGTAGTATGTTTTCTTCATCAAGATCGTCTTCCTTCACCTGAATGTCATTAACTCCATGGATAGGCAGGCGCACCAGTTTCCAGTTCCTTTGAATCAGCTTGAAGTTGCTGTCAATATCTCGTTTCTTCTTCCCGTCAGGTAACTCATCCAGGATGTATCTGATCGCTGTCTTTTCAGCCACCCCAGGAATACCGGGCACCCCATCACCTCCACACCCGGCAATGGCTTTCACCATTGCCCACTCCCGAGCGGTTATACGATACTCTCCATGGAAACTGTTTGCTGTTGTGAGCCTGTCCGTAGAAAGCATGTGCTGCCCACGACAGTTTGGATATTGGAGCAATTGATACAGATCATGATCGGACGAAACTACTATCCCTTGGCAGACGTTTTTTGCTATCAGATAAGCTATGATATCGTCGGCTTCATACCCAGTTTGGATAAGCAGATTCTTGAATCCCAGTGCCGGCAGGACGGTGTCTCGAAGCGAGTCAAACTGAGCGTGGATAGCTTTCAATTCTTTCTGTTCCTCGGGTGTTTTGCTTACCGTCTTGCACCCTATCTTGTATGCTGGATAAATCTTCCTACGGACACTGTCCCCACCATCCCAACAGAATAGTATTTTGTTTGTCTTGTAACGTTCTCCCAAACGAAGTATCGTGGACAAGAAACCAAAGGCAACTCCTGTAGCGGTCCCGTCATGTGATAGGCCACCGAGGCTGTGGTAAGCCCTGTAGCCCAAGCCATGACAGTCGATCACAAGAAAAATCATATTCTGCCCTTAATACCGAACGTAGGATCGACCGGATGGGATTTGAGCGCACCACTCCCTTCAACATTTTCTACTTGATCAAAAACAAACTTCTTGTTACCAGGATGATCATGCTTTCGCATCCCTGACTGCGGCTGGTACGGGTCCTTCGTCAACACCTCCCCGACCCACACCACCGTCCGGCACTGGGGGCACCGGTCGTCGTAGAAGCGTTTCAGGACTGTCTTGTAGCGACACTTGGGACACCAGATTGGCATCTTACTTTCCTCCAATTAGTTTTAATATCTCTTTCCAAACAGCAATTTTCAAATCACATAGGGCACAAGCGAGTCCAAGTCTTTCATACACAAAACTACCAGTAGGATAAAGGTCCATCGTGGCCAACAAAGACTCCTTTTGTTTTTCCCACCTTATGACATGCTTAGACATTGTTACTTTCAAATTGAGCGGGGTGGCTAAGATTGCTCGTCATATTAAATGACATTGGACTTTACGTCGGTTATGTTCAGCCATTCTTGGAGCGCCGCCGCCCCTCGCCCCCGCTGGCGGTTTACAAAATCGCGTCCGTGAACGTCCTTCAGGCGTAACCAAAACAAAAACCCATTTCTTGGTCGGTGAACAGATATAAGTTCGATAACAACCACATGATATACAAATAAATTCACCACAATTACCAAGACGGTGCTGTCGTTTAGTTCTGCAATTTCCGCACCACAATCTATCTGTATTTGAGTTCATTGATATTTGGATGGACGCGGGGGGAATCGAACCCCCGTCCGCTGTCAGTTCACAGGAAACTCTACATGCGTATCCGGTTTAAGTCCGGCAACTGGGGCGTCAAGTTTGACACCTTCCACCATGATGTTGTCAAAGGTTCAACATCCAAAACCT